ACCGCAATTCCAATTGGTATCATTAATGTACTCAAGGGGATTTCAGTGGATCTTTCAGATACTTTGGTATTGTCCACTCTCAGTCTCGGTACACCCATACTCACAGCACTGATACAAGTCCTAAACATGGATGTGGCTGTGACCCCTGGTCCAGAACTTCTTACTACATTGGGAATTGATGATACAACTTCAACGATTCAAATCAGTATTATTAATGTACTCAGAGGGATTAGAGTAAATATTCCGGGTGATGTGGTCCTATCAGCTCTCAGTCTCGCTACACCTGTATTCGTTGCACTGTTAGGTATTCTAAACGGAGATGGTAATGATCCCGATCCAGTCACTGCACAAAATCTACTTACAGCACACCCATCGACTCCATCCTATATTATTGATGTAATCAGTGGCGTATCACCAGTAACTAGAGGCACCGCAGTAAGACCCAGAGAAGTTGGGGCAGATATTACAGATGCCTTGATATTGTCCCAACTCGTTACAAGTGTATTCGCAGTACTCCCAGAAACCATCAAGAGTATTATCTTAAGAGACATACCACTACCTTCGTTTACACTACCTGAGATTGCGTATTGGGCATGGGATATGCAATTACTTGGTCGTAAACTAATCAAAAATATCAAATTTAAAGTGGATACTCAGATAGTCGAAGAAATAACCGCAGATTGGTGTATCATTCACGATAATATGTACACCACTGACTCACAAAAAATGAGCGCAAATACACTCTATAATCGAAATATAACCGGGGGTGAAACGTCTCAACCGTCAGCCCAAAACATTGCACAGAGTAACGATGTGTTTATTCATATACCGTTCTTCTTTTCACATAATTACGGTGGTGACGCATATTCAGAAAACAATCAAAATAAAACACCATTCCCGTTGTGTGCCATTCATAAACAGAAAATTACACTTGAAATTGAGTTTTTCAAGCAGTCCTTCTTCACACTGTATAACCAGCGTGTACCGGATAATTTAAGTAGCCGAGGTCTCCCGGCAATACCTCCACCTAAAAATATACAGAATTTTAAAGTCATCACAGAGGAAATCGCACTTTCACCCGAAGAACGTCTATATTTCACCCGACCGAATAACGAGATTACATATGATTTCGTAGTTAAACATTCCAGTATCCCCCTTGAAACGGGAAAGCGAGAATTCATCGTACAATTGGAACCAAATATTCCCGTCAAATGTTTCCATTGGTTTTTTAGATATGCGGGATATGAAGATGATAATGAGTATAGGAGTTTACCTGTAGACGACCCAACTCATGTAAATGAATGGTACTACTCGACTACCGCCAATCGTTACAACTTTACACGGGGGCAGCTCAAGGATAAATCCGAACCACATATCTTAAAAAGTGCTTATTTCACACTAAACGGTGAACGCATCCCAAACGTATCGAATAACGACCGAGAATATTTTTTCAGTTACGTCCCCTCACGGGCGAAAATGGCGAGGTCAGCGACTGATATAGCGAATAACTATCTTTTCGAACCACCCATACCCAATTATTTACTTAATTATATTTACTCGTACAATTTCGCACTATTCCCTAAAAGTACTTCACTTTCGGGGTTTCTCGACTTTTCAGCCATACAATCAGAAAAGACCAATTTACACTTAGAATTGGTGAACAATCTCGACCTCAAATACGGTAACGGGAAGAGTATCCAGAACCCGGAATATAAATTTCATATGTACTACACGGGTTATAAAACACTCGTCTTCAGCAATGGGTCTTTGTTACAAACTTAAAAATAAAAAGTATAGATAAGTAGAGATGGCAGGAAAACTGATATTAGGTACTACTGGGATACAGGATATGTATGTGACAGGGAACCCGACCTATTCTCATTTCTCTGGTATTTTTAAGCGACATACGAAATTTGCATTCGATGTTAGAGAACACCCGTTACTCGATGCAAAATTCGACCAGGATACGATATGTATCATACCAGTAGATATGGGGGATCTTCTCACGAACCTGACGCTTAGATATAAATTCTTCTTCAAGGCATCTGTATCAAATACTTACCCAATGGGTGGTGTCACACCTACAGCGGCAAACCCAACTGGTAATTATGATGATCCATTCACGCCCACTGTCGGTATCCACGCCATCGAGTATGCAGATCTCATTATAGGAGGGACACACATTGAACGACTCACGGGTGACTGGATTTATCTGTACCATAAGTATCACGCAACTGATTATAATTTTAGGGATACCATCGTTCCCATGACAACCGCAAAAGAAGATCCCTATGGTTCAAACAACGATAACGTGTGGACCTTACGACAGATGTACCTTGATTTACCGTTTTATTTCTATAATAATCTACCAGCTTCCATCTTGTTATGTAAACTCACGAAACAGGATTGTTACATCAGAATTAAGTTCAAGAGTTTGGATAAAATTGTTCGACCGTACTTGACTCCATTCGTGACTGAGGCGAAAATAGAAACGGCATCCTTGTTGGCGACATATGCGTACCTTGACCAAGACGAATTGAGTTATTTGAAAAGTACACCGATAAACCAATTGATCACACAGATACAATTGAAAAGGCATGATATACCAAGGACAAGGGAGGAGGATGAGATTACTTTACGTTTTCACCATCCGGTCAAAACAATTTATTTTATCGCATCGAAGAAATCGAGACGGTTTGCATATCATGGTAATGAAACATTGTTACAGTACATGCTCAATACAAAAATCAAAGAAATGGAAATGATCATAAACAATACACCTCTATTCAAGGAACCCTTTTCGAAAATGGTCTATGAAAATAGCCTCACAAACTCGATTTCCGGGGTAAATGTGGATGTGTCGTTCGATGGTTTAAGTATAGTCGATGGGGATGTCGTGTACAGTAACGTAAATGATTCACAATCATATGTTCGTTTTCAACTAGAAACACGTGACCAGATCGGGAGTTACTCCTTCGCCCTCTACCCCTTAGATAACGCACCATCCGGGCATTTGAATTTCAGTCGTATAATCGACCAGAGGTGTAGAATAAAATTGGATTATTCAGATCCATTCTCAGCAGAAGAAGGTGTATCAACGGATCCAGAAAGTAATGTTACAGAAGTTCAAATTTACGCGAAGAGTTACAATATACTCCACTATTCAAGTGGGTTATCTGGCTTAAAATATTAATGATACATATTATATATGGCGGGTCGAGTCCTGATCGCAGCGATAGGTGAGTTAGATAGCTCTTTAAGCGCTAACCCGTCATTCTCTTTTTTTACTAAAAAATATAGTAAGCACACAAACTATGCCTCAGAAAATTATAAGATAACCTTCCCGGACAAGGTGTTCACAGACGATTTTTTGGATGTACCTATTCCTCAGAAGTATGGTGATATTTTACGCGGAGTTGTACTATCCTTCAACGCCGATCCCACGGAGGTCGCGAAATTGGGATCAAATCTTTATCCTGTCGATGTATTTGGAATTTCTGTGATCGACTATGTAGAGTTATACATCGGTGAAAATAAGATCGATACGGTCACTGGTGACGATATATTCATAGACCGAGAATTGAACGTATCTGAATCATATAGATCGAGTGTGAATGCATTACATGGAAACCCATTTCAGGGAAGTGCGGAACCCGAGTTCGTACAAGAATTTTTGGATGGGCAGTATAACACACGAGGGATCAATCCATTCAACACCGATGAATATAGGATTCATATTCCTTTTTATTTTCACCGACGTCCCGGAAGTGGGTTTCCTTTATGTTCAATATACGATCAGGAAATGACTCTTCGCATAAAATTGCGACCCGCTATGGACGTTCTGTTCGCGACACAGAACAAATTGGGTGACGCTACACTATGGGACCCGGAAGCGAACAATCGGATACTACAACAACTTGAGTTGAACAATTTCACAGTCAATTTAGACCTCATTCATTTAGATAAACAAGAGCGGTGTATGTTACAGCGTAGACCTCTCAATATTTTGTTCGAACAACGCCAAAGGAATGTATTTCTAATCGAAGCGCGTTCTAAAACGGGTACATTTGAGTTGAATTTCAATAATTGTGTTAAAGAACTCTTTTTCGTTGCTAAAAAGTTTGGTCACTGGACACAAGATCAAATAACAATTTTGAATCGGATACACGCTCTCGATAGTTTGACATCCTCTCAAGTTGGTGTTATCAATGAACTTCGACAATCTCTTTACCGTATTTCAATTTGGGAAGAAATTATACGCATTGCTATGAGTAGGTTGACTGGTGAGACGAATGCGGTTACACGGAAAAACGCTGTAGATGTGTTACGTCAAACTGTTGTATGGGGACCGGAACAACTCACCCTTTTGACAGGTGTGGAGGATAATACAACTGATTTACCAGCCGCAACAACCGCGCTCATTCAGTATCTTTATACCATACCCAATCTAATTGTAAACACACAAACTACGGTGGATACGGAACTGGGTAGGCTTCCATTTATAACTGATCAGTTTGAACGTAGTAACATCATAGCTACTCTCATCGCCATTCAAAATGTGTGGGGGGTGGATCAAATTGCAATTTTAAATAGCTTGATAGACCCCAATGTGCAAAATGAGTCTTTACTCATATTTCAACTCCGCACATTCGTGGCGCATGATAGTTATTTTTTAGTTGGTCTGTCATCGCTCACCCCCGGTTCACCGGAACAGCTCAATGTGGTCAACGGTCTCGAAGGGTATCTTAATGATCTCGCCGTCCAATCGGATATCTTAAAATTGGGGATGATCGCTGTACTAAACACATTACCCGGCAAAACAGACGCTCAACGTGGCGCGATCGTAGACGGACTGATCCGAATTGGGGCAGAGGAAACTATTTGGGAAGCCGACCAACTTACTGATTTAGAGCTGTTACGAAACGCATTTAATGATGGAAATATAACCACTCTCGAGAGCTATCTTAATGGTCTCTCAGGTGATATCAATCAAAAAGTGAGGATTAAAGGGATACTCTTTGTCATAGGGGAGTTTCCGGGTACCCTCGAGGCGGCAAGATTAGAACGCGTCACGGCGTTACGCCAGTTTAATGTGTGGCGAGATGAACCCGTAAAACTTGTAAATAGTTTAACTTCTCTCACACCCGGAACTTCTGGTCGCGCAGCTGTTATAAATAGTCTAATTGAGTATTCAAATGTACTGATCGATGAGGTACCGACACTTCAATTCACACTCAATAATCTGAAAAATGGTGTGAACGGAATACTTGATACTATAGCTACTCTCACCACAACGGCTGAACGTGACCCCCTCATAGTTGAACTTGTCGCATTGGGTGTTTGGACAAGTGATCAACTCACCACATTGAACGCATTACGTGTTCCATCCGCGAATGATACTACTTACATAACACAACTAAAAGCGGCATCTACACAAGTTCCCATCACTCAGTCCATTCAAAACGATATTATACAGAAATCGGTATCAAGAAATTACTGGGGTAATCAAATATTCACTTTAAATAATTTACGCCTAGTTGTACCTGGATTCATAGGGCAGACTACTCTTGTTACCGCACTGAATACGTATATCGCTGGTCTCCCAAGTAGTTTGAATCTCGTGACTTCACTGAATGCGGTGGTGGCTGCGACCACGAAGGCAGCTCGTGACCCGCTTGTGGATAGTCTCATCGCATTGGGTATTTGGAGTGCGGCTCAAATAGTTACGTTGAATGCATTGCGTGAGCCAGATTTTAATGATATATCCACATTGGTTCCAGAGGCAACCGCACGAATTGATATTTTAAAAATTGGATTCAGTGCAACACTCGACAGTATACTCACTGTCGCCACTAAGACAGAGCGCGACCCGATTATAGATAGTCTCATCGCATTGGGTACAGGTATATGGGGGTCGACCGAACTCACTACATTGGATTCGTTACGTACCCCTTCAGGAAGTGATGGGACATATGTAACCTCACTAAAGGGGTTTATTGGTGCTATATCCACACCCAAATCGATTATGTTAAATAGAGGTGTAGCGACGAGCGTCAGAGGTTTCAATTTCTCCAATGTGTACTTAACGAGTGATGTTATCACCCCAATTGGGGCAACGTTACCGAACATCGCAGAAAACCGCAATGAATTTGTATCTAATCTCGTTGCAGAAACAGGTCTTTGGGGGTCAAGTCAGCTCACTCTATTGGAAGAGTTGCGTTCAGATATACCAACGGGTTATATTGACCGACTCACAGAGTACGTAAAAGGTGGATTATCAACCCTAGCAGTAGGATATGTTGATAAAACTGAAGGTGAACTACAGGCTGTTAACACCACACTTAATACGAACCCGACACCGTCCATATTAATAAACCGCAATGATTATGTATCTAATCTCGAAGTGATAACTGGCGTTTGGGGATCTGAACAAAATACATTCTTAACCAGTTTGCGTACATCCACGGCACCAACAACTCCCATTGAAAAACTCACAGAGTACATAAACGGGACATTGTCCACTATACCGACACCCACTACTAAAACTGATGTTGAACTACAGGCTATCATCACTACACTCGAGACGGACCCATTACCGGACGTGGGACCGGACCGAACTATATTTATAGATGGTCTCGTCGCAGAAACGAATGTTTGGGGGGCTAGCCAACTCACCCTTTTGAATGATTTGCGTACGACTACCCCAGCAAATCACATTAACCGACTTATTCAATATGTGAAAGGGATATTGTACACTTTAACAGTGGGTTATGTTGCTAAAACTGCTGCTGTGCTACAAGGTATCATCGACCTACTTGGGGACCCTTCTTTACCACCAATAGTAGTAAACCGTAATGATTTCGTGTCGAATCTCGAAGCGATAACGGGTGTTTGGGGGGTGAGTCAAGAAAGTTTATTAAATGATTTGCGTACGACTACACCAGCAAATCACATTAATCGACTCATTCAATATGTGTACGGGATATTGTACACTTTAACAGTGGGTTATGTTGCTAAAACTACAGTTGAACTAAAT